ATTTAGTCTTTCTTATCAATAAAAAAAGCTTTTAGAGGCGAAGTTGGTTATTAATAATTTAGTTATTTGTATTGGAAAACAAAGTGTTAAAATTATGGGGTTGGGATGCTTTGAATATACAATTATCTCGAATTTTAACCTATTGAAACTACTAAGGTTTACAACTTGTTCCAACCACTTACAATCCAAACCAGACTCGGCGGATTCTACTTTTTTTATAGTGTGCTTGTGGGTTTTGATGTTTTATTAATACTTTAAAAATTAATAACTTAATATGGAAAAAGTACGTGTTTTATTGAGACTGAAAAGCACTTGTAGACTATTTGTAGACTGTTGAGAAACATGGTTAAATCTAAGTTCGCTAAAACTGGTTTAAGACATGAAACTCAACAAATCTAATGTTGATGCTATTCCATTGACAGATAAAGGTCAAAAAATATATCGAGACTCAGAACTAATTGGATTTGCTGTTCGGGTAACCAATAAAAGCAAAACATATATCGTTGAACGTCGACATGAAGGTGAGTTATTTCGAGTAACGATTGGCAAGACTACTGATGTTCCTGCTACAAATGCTCGAGCAAAAGCTCAGATGATTCTTGCGAAAATTTCAAATAACGAATATGAAAAACCAACAAGATTAAAAAGTGTTTCTAATCCGTTAGACATTACAGTGAATGAAGCGCTTCAAATTTATATTGATAAAAATGACTTTAGGCCAAAAACTATAAAGCAGTACAACACGTACTTTAACCTCTATTTAGGATGGGGTAATAGGAAGCTTTTTCAGATTACCAAGCAGGAAGTCTTAGATCGTTTTATTGAGGTATCAAACATAAGTGAATCTTCAGCAAATGGAGCAGTATCTCTTTTAGGTACCTTGTGGAAGTACATCCATGTTCTTTATTCAACAGATGAAACCCCAATTATTAAAACTAATCCTGTTGATATCATTTCCGTAACGAGGGGATGGAACAAGATTGCCAGTAGAGATAGGCATCTTCACAAAGACATTATTCACAAATATTACAACGCAGTACTTAACTATGAAGATGAGGTGAATCTTGAAAATACAGCAAGGTCAAATACACATCGAGATATAGTATTAATGTGTATGTATACAGGTTGTCGAAAACAGGAAGCGTGTTCTTTAAAGTGGACTGATGTAAATATTAAAAATGGTACCTTAACTTTTAGAGATACCAAAAACGGTACAGATCATACTTTTCCAATCGGTGAACATTTACATAGTATTTTGCGAGAACGTTGGTTATTAAGAGAAAACGATTGGGTTTTCCCTGCTACAAAGATGCCTACCTCTTGGAATATGCACGCGACTAAGGTGGATACACTGTTAAACAGAGTGGGTAAGGAAGTTGACTATTACGTTTCAATGCATGATTTCCGTCGTACATTTGCCTCTATATGTAATCTATTAAGATTTAATATCTATGTGACAAAAAGACTTCTGAATCATACTGCTCGCCCAAGGGTCGATGTTACAGGTGGATATGTTCAAATTCCTGATGAGGAATTAAAAGCATCCATGAATATGATTGAGGCGGTTTATCAAGGAAAAATTGATTGTTTTAACTATCAATCAGTTTGGGCGGAAAGGTTAAAAGAAATAAAGGCGGTATAACCGCCTTAAATCGTAGCAAGTTGTGCTGTGTTCAGCACAGTCTTGCTTTGTTCATACTTTAATACGTCTTTCTTTTTATATGAGACACGTCTTCCAATTTTAGAAAATGGCATAGATGATTGATCGCACCGCATTCTAGCTAATGTCCACGGTGAACAATCCAGATAAAGGGCCACAACTTCCTGAGGAAATTTCTGTTCTTCATTTGCCATGATAAAACGATCTAAATATTCTTGCTGTTCATTATCAGGTAGATTTCTCAAATCTTTTAACATTTTACTCCTCCTTACTTTCCGCTTTAGGCTTTGCCCACCACAAACAAGGCCCATCTTCTGTATCAAAACCTGCAATAAGAAAGGCATCTTTTATAGGTGCTTGTGGTTTCCAGTTTGACCAATCTGTACAGTCGTCTTCAGGAATTTCTGGAATATCCCAATAATCCAGTCGCTCAATAAGTATTTCTAGACCGAGGTTTTTTTGAAGCTGTGCCCATTGCTCCTTAGTATAAAATTCAGAATTTTCACTAATGGTGTCGTGCTTCTCTATATCTGGGTGGAACCAGTTGCAATTTAAATCATCTGGCACTTCAATTGGCTGTATTTGATATTTCATTCCATGGCTCCCGATTCTTTTGCGTCATACATCTGTTTGCAATATTTAGCCGCTTCCAATGCAGCCTCTTCTGATTCAAGTAACTTCCATGCGATATGATCATCTTCACCATCCCAAACCCTTGCGGCATACAAAGTGTTGCTTTGAGTGATTAAATACTCTTTGTGTTGAACTGGTTTAACTTCACCAATAGTTAATTCACAAAGAGAACCGTCAATACCATCATGGTCTAACCATAGACCTTCATCCTCATCAAGAAACCAGTCTTCGGTATTTTTCTTTTCAACAAGCATGTGTGTATCTGGCACCGCCTGAGTTTTGGCTTTCATGAAAGTTACAGCTTTTTTCCACATTGCCCAACCACTATTAACGCGGTGGTATATTTCTAAAATATCCTCTTCACTTAGCTCGGTTTTGATACCTTCAGCTATTTCAAAACACCCACCAATCATGTCAAATTCAAGAACTTCTAAATGATTTGGAAGCCAATATTTTTCTTTAAAAAAAGGTAATTGTTCTGCCCAAAATGCTTGTTTAGTTTTTAAATCAATCATTCACGCCACCATTTTATAAATACGTTTTACTTCATGATCCAACTCATCCATTGCTGAGCGACCTTCTTTGAAATACTTCAATAACATCAACTTGTAGCGCTCTTGAGCTGCTTTGTTCATCTCACCTTTATCGGTCAAGGTGAGGGTGGCTTTATTACCTTTAATTAGGTTCACCCCGTTTGGTGTACCTCGTCCGCGATAGCCAGCATTCACATTGAAAACAATGAATTTCTCGAAAAGCTGCTGGGGTAACAGCTTTGGCTCGAAAAGAAACTCAGGAGTAATCTGTTTCGACATTAGAAAGGTTCCTCCAGTAAATAATCAGGTTCAGCATCTGGTTGAGAACTTGCTAGATTTTCTAATTCAAAACGGCGTTTTCTCACAAACCCCATAAGCTTCGGTTGAATCTGTGGATCTCGTGCAGCCACATCAATTTCAAGTGCATCCAAAGTTGTAAGATCTGGTGCATTTTGGATCTGAACCATTAGAGAAGGCGGTTCACCTGAAGGAGCCTTTTCTTTTTCTAACTGTTCAAGTCGTTTGTGAGTTGCAAGAAGCAAAGGTTCCATTTGTTTATCAGACCAAGTACGGGTATAGCGATAAACTGCATTTACTTCGTCAGGTGTTTTTGACTCACTAACGCGTTGCAGAAGGGTATCAAGGTTTTTTTGATATTCAGGATCTAATGTCGGGTCAGTAGTGTCATGAACTAATAGATCCTCAGAATGGGAAACATAAGCCCCTTTAGTAATAACTACTACCCCTTCGAGGGCATCGCCAACGTCTTTTGATGTTTCTTTAACAACTGGTAATTCATCTTTTAACTGTGATGCTTTCTTATTACGCTTCTTTTTATTCTCAATTTCAAGTTCTGTAGTTTTTAAAGGCACATCTTTTATTGAATTGCCTCCAAGTAATTTACAAAGAGCTTCATATTGTAATCTGGCATTATCCAAATCACGTTGAGCAAAACCACTATCAACCATAGTGACAATGCCATAACCCACACCTTGATAAACATGCTTCTCAATAAAGCCAGCGGGATTAATAACAAAAACCTCTTTATCAATCTCTAATTCATCAACAGTTAAAGGCTTAGTAAAGGTAATGCCAGCAAGTTCAATCACATCAATCTTGATGCAGAATTCAAAACCCGGTTTACCAAACACAGAAGCGGGGAATTGATCTAAATCGGCAAATTCCAACATGTCTCCAGCAGGACGGCAGAGGACAGTCTTACCTTTTTGAAGTGCTGCAAAAGCTTCAGATGCTGTTAGTAAATTATTCATGCTGTCCATCCTTCCATATCTGATTTAGCAGTACAGGCGTTTAAAATGTTTTGTTCGTACTTAGTACCCTTGAAGTAATTAGTTGGGTAATCCAAGTCACTGATACGTATAGCTGACTCGATGTGTTTCAAAGCGAGTTGGTACTCGTTTTCTAAAGTCTTTTCTTGTTGCTCAATAAGTCGTTGTTCATTTGCTTGTTGAGCTTGTTGATTTTGCTGAATGATCTTTTTAATACCGTCGCAAGTCTCTTCAAATATTTGCTGTTTCACATCATGAAGACTATTTAGACCACGCTTTGCACAGTAATTCGCAATATCAATTCCCGCTTGATGCATTAAGTGCTCAAGTTCTAAAAATTGATTACCATTGATACATGCATTAGCAGATCCTGAGAGTAGCCACTGTTTTAATAAAACGCCGTCATGCTCACCCAATTGACGAGGATCTAGGAACAGTCGAGAACGGTCCTTAGTTGCTATAGCAATATTGTCATGTGTTAGATCTAGAACAGTCGTAAATTCATATTCAATACCATCACGTTGTTCGGCCTTCATACCAACTTTTTCAACTTTCTTTTTGCCGTTATCGTTGGTCTGTATGGTTTCCATTTTTGAGCGCATGGTCACAATGATGTTGATGCTGGATTGCAACATTGCATCAATAAATTTGCGGTGGCGTGGCGTTACTTGGCTCCATGCACCCCAAGAATTCCCTTTAAATGGTCCTGCGGCCAGTTGATCAACAATTTCAAGACACCCACCTACACCAGACCACTCATGAGTAATGCTATCTAAAATGAGGGTGTCGAAATTTGCTTGCTCAGCTGCTTTAATTACCTGAATAAACTTTTCTGGTGTATATGGTGGTTGAATATTGGCATGTTCAAATTCAACTAAATCTTCATATAACTCAGCGCTACTATTCTCAGTATCAGCTACAGCTATACGGCCACCCATACCCTTAGCAAGTAATAGGGCAGTAAAGGTTTTACCTGAGCCCGTAGGCCCTGCAATTGCTAAACGCAATTTCGCGTTTTTACGTTCTGCTTTTTTAAAGAAAACTGCCATTTTTATTATCCTTATCTTGAGCCAGTGAAACCGCGAGAACGCTTATAGTTTTTACGGTCAGGTGAAGGGATGTGTGAGCCGCCTAAATCCTTGGCTAGTTGTTTAGAGCGCTGGTGGCTGATTTCTTGAGTTAAAACGTTCCAAACTTTCGGATATTCAGTTTTAAACTCCTCAACGTTAAGAGGTGTCTTAACTTCCTTGATGATTTTGTACAGCACGGTGCCATTAGCATTTGACACAAAAATCTGCCAACCAATGCGAACGGAGTAGAGGCCTGTATTGTCGCGGCCTAAATAAGACTTATAACCATCAGGGTGTTTTTTGAAATTATTCATGATTAAGCCTCCACCAACTTATTACGTTCGATGAAGCCTTTAAGAAGTGCATTGATATTGCGATGATCGTTGTAATCTGTGAAATCGCTGTAAGACTTACCGTTTACATCGGTAATTTCATTGATTGTGAGTTGGGTTACATCAACAGCAGTAAATTCGGAACCTGGAACACCGTAGCTATCAGGATGAGTTTCAAAGTCAAAGCTAACGTTAACTCGGAAGCCATCAAGTTTAATAACTGCTATACCAGACGTATTACCAATGATCTTGGCCGTTTGAACGCCATAGCTGCTAGGTTGAGTTTGTGGTGTGAAGTTGTAGGAATTAGAACCAGAACTAGACTGTGCTGTTTTATATTCACAAGAAGCTAAACCAGCAATCAAAACTAGAGCTGTAAAGCCCGTAACTTTGATTTGGTTGAAAGGAATTGTATTTACGTTCATAATTGATCTCGCAGTTTGCAAAGCCCCGTTGCCGTCCAAAGTTCCGGGGCTTTTTGTTGTCTGTGAGGTCAATATAGTTTTATCTATTATTACTATCAATAGGTATAACTATAATTTAATAGTTTTGATAGTTGTATTTAATAGAAGTAACTATCGTCAAAAAGCCCACCATATAGGTGGGCAATTGTATAATAATGTTTCTAAATTGAATTTACTTAACCAGCTCTCCAGAACTGACGACCCATTACTTTAAAATTTTTCCCATTGTCTTCAGTGACTTTACGATCTCTAAATTTTTCATTAAGGCTGTGAAGAATTAGTGAGCCATCTGCTTCTTTAAAGATCTGCTTCAGCATTCCTTCTCCTGCAAAATAAACAGCGTATATCTCACCATCAATTACATCTGTTTGAGAGATATCAATACCCACCAAGTCACCATCTTTAATATAATCCGTCATGCTATCACCCTTAGCTTTAATGATTCGCATACATTCTTGAGCAACGCGTTTTTCTTTAAAGAATGATGAAGGAAATGGGACCATTCCATTTATTGCATCAAAGTGAAACTCAATAGACTCACCAGGTCCACAAGAAAAATTTGCTTCCACAACTTCTATCCAAATGTAATTGTCAGTTCCTTTTTGGGCCACAGTAGGCTTAACGAAATCTTTTTCGGTAAATCCATCTTCAGTTTTACCTGTTGTTAACCAATAAGCATCTACACCTAAATAGTTAGCAATTAGTGGAAGAAAGGCAGATTTTAAGCTCTTACCGCTTTCTAAGGCTTGGTATGTTGGTTGTTTAATTCCAACCGCTTCAGCTACTTCATACTGACTTTTCCCAGCTTTAGTACGAGCCTCTTTTAATCGAGTTGCCAAATCAGACATAGCAAAAACCTTAATTTGTTTAGAAGTGAATTTTATAGGCTTAACTATAAAACTTCAAAAAGTTATATCTATTGACATGTGATAGGTATAACTATAAATTAACTATCAAAATAGGAGTTTGATAGTTATGAGCCAGAATCTCATCGGAATCTACGAAAAACTAGTTGAGTTCTTAGGTGGTCAAACAAAGACAGCTCAAGTCCTACTTATAAAACAACCATCTGTAAATGCATGGCTTAAGGGTAAGAACCAAATGTCTGAAAAGATTGCATTACGCGCTGAGCGTGTAACGAACGGGCATTTTAAGGCTTCTCAACTTTGTCCATCACTCTCAGAATTCGAAACATTAACCGCTTAGGGATTAACTCATGAGCAAAGTATCAAATGAATTGCCTGCAAGCGCTAGCAATAACGAATCGCTCATATTGCAAGCACTAAATTCTAGTAATCAACGTCACATTGCTGAATTGGTAAATATAGATGCTAGTACTTTATCAAGAATGAAAAATGATAAGAAATCCAATGGATTGACTGAGATTGAGTTTATTAGCTATTTGTTGGCAGTCATTGGTTTGAAGGTAGTGCCTGAGAGTGATGTGTATTGCTCACCAGAAATTGCCGAAGCAACAAGAGTGTATTTGGCACATGCATTCACTTCACCTGAGTACATGCGAATTTTATTCAAATAAAAAACCACTACCTGCGGGAACAGGAGTGGTTTCAATTCATTAATTTAGGAACCAATGAATATGCAAACTAATTTATCAGAACAACCAACCGAACTCAACTCACAAGAATTTGTAGTAGGTGACATGGTGGTTGTTAATGAAATGGATCATAACGAAATTTTTGAAGTATTTGGGTTTTACTACAGCACCCCTAAACGACTTTTTGTGACGTCAGTGTGCGGGAAGCAGTTAGTTCTACCAGTTCAATTCTTTAGATCGGCATCAATTGCTGAGTTAGAGGCAAAACGTCGATTGAGTACAGAAGAGTTAGCACGGGCGGAGGTGTCATGAATCAGCAATTTAGACATCTTCCTGAACATAAACAGAGAGAAGGTATTCAGTCATGGTATGAGCCTGCTCTTAATCTACTAAACAAAATGCTTGAACGAAACAAAGCAAATCTCCGTAAGCGTGGATACAACGAAGACAATGCAGCCATCACACGTGAAGAGTTTAGACAGGAACTCGCTCGCTGCGGCCGCATTACTTTGTATTTGGCTGGGGAAATTGAAACGAGTTTGTATAAAGCTCGAAAGATTGAATACATGGGCGGATATGTAAAGCCTAAGGCTGGTGAGTAATGAGTCTAGACGCAACCATTTGGGCTTTCAAAGCAGAGGTTAAAACCTCAAGTCAGAGACTCGTTTTGTTAGCTTTGGCTGATAGAGCGGGAGAGTCTCACAAGTGTTACCCAAGTATTAAACGTATGGTTAAAGACACTGTACTTAATCGCAAAACAGTAATCAAAGTATTGGATGAACTTGAGTCAATTTCTTTAATTAGATTTACAGGTGAAATCACTGGAAATGGTGTGAAGGTTTACCAGTTAATTGGTGTGATGGGCCGTGAAGAAAATGATTTAACCAGTCCCAAAAAGGGGACTAGTACCAATAACGGAACTAGTTCCAATTTCGGTACTGGTTCCAAAAACGGTACTAGTACCAATAATGGGACTGCAACCAGTCCCAAAAACGGTACCGAGACCAGTCCCAATATTGGGACACAGAACCTATCAGGGAATCTATCAATAGAATCTAAAAATAAAAAAACATGGTTGAGTTTAAAAAAACTTGGTGAAGAAATTCGTTTGGCAACTGATCAGGAAACTTACGAGCAGATCAAAAACGCGAATTGGTTCGATCGGGAGTTACGAGCGTTTGAACTCTACAACGCCGAGAAGAATCTTTGTGATGAACTCATGCATTACCACTTTGCAGATTGGTTGATCAACGCATGTGGGAAATACCAATCACGTGAACAATCTAAAAACTCAAAAGCTGCAACACAGGTTCGAGTCCCGCAGGGGGAATCAAACACACTAAGTTCAAAACAGATTTACTCATTTGCTCAAAAACTTTCTGTTCATCCAGAGTTTGCAAGTAAATATGCGGAAGGGAATGAAAGCTACGATCAATTAGCTGCTCGTATCGCAGTAAAGCTTACTGATCCTGAGCAACAACAAACATTGATGCCTTACCTAATTCAAGTGGGCTTTCAACCTAAAGGAAAAGGAGAGGCGGCATGAATACTATGACTAAAAATAAGTTATTTGGCTTAGCTGATGATCGAACTGATGTTTGGGCGACGCCCCAAGATTTTTTCGAAAAATTGGATCGAGTTTTTAACTTTGATTTAGATGTTTGTGCTCTTCCTGATAATGCTAAATGTGAACGCTTTTTCACACCTGATATCGATGGTTTAAATCAAGAGTGGTCTGGCACCTGTTGGATGAATCCACCTTACGGTAAGGAAATCATAGATTGGGTAGCTAAAGCTGCGGAAACAGCAAGTAAAGGGCATACGGTGGTGGCATTAGTTCCTGTAAGAACGGATGCACGTTGGTTTCAAGATTACTGCTTAGGCAGGGAAATTCATTTTATTCGCGGACGTTTAAAGTTTGGTAATTCTAAAACAAATGCTCCTTTTGGGTGCTGTGTTGTGGTGTTTAGACCAAGTCTTATTGATGTCAATTGGGAGAAGTTAGCATGAATAAATTCGAAATTTTGGCTTGGGCAATGCTCATATCAACCGTAACTAGTGTCATCTGTGGTGTTGTAGTGCTTTGGTGGCATACGCGCAAGGAGGCAATCGAGTAGTGAGTTCAATAAGTCTTGCTGAATATCGTGGATTATTTCCTATTCAGAAAAATAAAAAGCGCCGTTCAGCAAAGCAAACAAGAGAACCAAGTGTAGGGGAAGTTGTATTAGCAACACACTTAAGAGCATGCAAGATCGATTTTGAGCAGGAATACAAATTCCATCCAAAACGTAAATGGAGAGCAGATTTTTTAATTACAGGAAAAAAGATACTTATTGAAGTTGAAGGCGGAATCTGGAGCGGAGGCCGTCATACGAGGGGCAAAGGTTATCTAGGAGACATGGAGAAATACAACGAAGCCGCAATGATGGGTTTTACAGTTTTAAGGTTTAGTACAGAGCTAGTTAAAGCAGGCGTGGCGATTAAACAAATTGAGCAATTGGTGGGATGAAAATGAATATGCCAGTACAACACATTTTACAAGCGGTCGATTGGTCTAAATACAGTTTTGAAGAGTGGTGTCGTCAATTAGGAGCATGGCTCAACGGTGATACTGAAACAATGGTTAAAATTGTTAAAACCATGCCAACTAAACGCATCACTCAAAAACAACGTGAAAAATTAATGGCTATGTACATGAGTGATGAAACTTTAAAAGATCGCTTGTGTACTCGCCGTAAGGGTACTTGCTGTCAATTAAATGATAATGAAGCACGTGCAATCCATAGATTGTTAATTGATCTACAATCTATAGATGATGAGATTCTTCAGGAATGGATTGGAGCAATCTGGTGGCATTATGTGATGGGTGAGTCCATTCGGGATATTGCGAAGAGCAATGATACATATGGTTCACAAATCCAACAGGATATTAAATGTGGTTTAGCCTTTATCAAATCACGTTATCCACATTTTCAAATTGAAAAATTTATAAAGATAACAAAAGAGGAGAATTAATCTTCTTGACTGTAAATACAGGGTATGGCATATTCGTGATATAGTGTTCAAAGTGTAATTGAAACACTGGTATTAAAGCTCATCAAACGATGGGCTTTTTTATTTTCTTAAAATAACAACCTGATATAATTTAAATAACAAGTAGAACTAAGAGGCTTTTGAGATTTGGATTCATTTTTTAAAATTAGTTTAGAGATTTTTAAGGTACTAACACCTTTTATTATTTCGTTAATTGTTTACTTAATTTGGCATAAGCAAAAAGAAAAAGAGGTTATTGCAACAGAAGCTAAGAATTCAATTGCTTTATTAAATGTAATGAGCACAAAGACGGATGAGTTATATCAATTAATGGGCGCTATGATTGATACATTTCCCCCTATTAATCCTACTAAAGAAATGCTCAAAAACTTTAATGATAAAATAGATGAATTAGACAAAAAAAGGTTAGAAATATTTTATTCAGCTCTTTTTATCTGTGATGCTAAAAAGGATGTACCATTAGAAACTTATTTCGTGGAACAAGATTACGCATTTAAATCAACTATATCAAAGCTTAGAATTTTTTCTCAGGAAATAACCACTATAGAAGATGTTAATGAAACGAAACAATTAGCATTTGATTTTAATTATGCTTTGATAAGGGATAATTATGCATATAAAAGAATTCTGTTGGAGATTGCATTGTACAGAAAATAGTTGGAAAATAGTTTTATTGTTATAAATCAGTGTTATATTATGTATTTGATCAACGTTGCAGTTCACTAAATAGATTAAAGATAACTAAGTTATATTTATAAATAGCTCATCAAACGATGGGCTATTTTATTGTCTATGTTATATTTATCTTGATAGATATAAGAGATTTAAGCCATGGATATGGAAGAATACTATTTAGAATTTCCAGATCAAAATCCTGAAAACTTTGATGAGAATGGTAATTTAAAGGAAGAGGTAGCAATAGAAATAGCTTTAGAGAGAGATTTTTTCTATCTTGAAAAATTGCAGAAGGTAAAAGACATTCGTGAAGAACAGAAAGCTCTTTTACAAAAACATAAAGGTCTTAAATAATCCTCAAAATACCTCCTTCGGGAGTTTTTCTTTCATGTTATAGTCCAGCCTAATTAAAACTGGTCACTTAAATGAATATCTGTATTGGCGGTGATTTAGACGGTGAAGTTGTAAATAACCGTGAAGGTACTTTCTTTGAAGCAAGTACAATTGATTCAAGTAAGCAATCAACCTATAACAGCCAGAGTTATAGAATTGGTGAAAATACATATCGGTTTTGGCTTTGTGCAGAATTGCCGTATATGGAAACAACAGAAATAGCCAGTAAGCATTTAGCTGAAAAATACAAATACCTTTCTTAAATTTAATTTTCTGAATTCCAAGCCCACCTAATGGTGGGTTTTTTATTTTCCATTTTCTACCACCCAAGCCCTATCAATTAAAAATGATAGGGCTTTTTTTATGAGGAAACCTTAATGGTTACTACTCCAAAGCAAGCAACAATCGAAACTTTAACTGACACAAACTTGCCAGCAGGTCATACGGTATTGGTAAAGATTGCCGATACGACTAGCTATGACCAAGTGCTGAGTAATGTTGAGGCAATTAATGCATTACCCGGCTTTACTGTCATTGGTGTAACAAGTCTTCCGAATCCTCCAGCTTCTGACTGGTATTTGGATAACTGTACATTTGAAAATGGTGTTTTAACTCCAGTAGGTGAGCCGTTAGATTTCGGTACACCTGAAGCACCACTGATTATGTACGGTTATCATGCAGCGACTAAAGCTAATATTGGCGATACGCTTGAAGTTGTGGCTGAGAATTTCTTAAGTGCTACAGGTAATGTCCATAGCGGTGTTCGTTTGCAGACTACATTCGATAGCTATGATTTAGGTGGTTCGAATATTGGTTATAACAATACTGTAGATGGCAATAACGACTTCTTTTCATTGTTAGATACTTTGTTCCAAACGCAAGCTTTGCCAGTTAAGTATTCAATGAAATACGTCTCTGCTACAGAAATTGAGCATGTGATTACTTCGGTTGATGGTTTAACTGAAATTCATCGTTATAACTAGACTATTCCAGCTTTCTCAGAAGACGTTTACTTCAATATCACTCTTGTTTGCCAAAATAGTGATGAAGTGATTCCAACGACTATTAATGTGATTCGAGCTGTTTAATAATTATTAAAAAGCAGAATTTGAGCTCCACTTGATTAGCTGATTGAGTGGGGCTTTTTAAATAAGTAACTCAAAATATGATATATAAATTAATCTTTATATCCATAATTACTAAAGTAAGAAAGTTTGTTAGTTAAATGTTCGATAAGCCATATCGAATGTTGTAATTAGAAGAAGAAGAAATTTTTTGATATCTTTTATTAAATATGAATTATTTGGAAAATTTTATGAATTACAAAGTGAATGAGTTGATTCTGGCAAGAAGAGATAAGGATTTAAAGTTTGTATTTGAAGTATTAATGAAGAATGTAGAAAACGATCATTACTTAATAAATCCAAATGTAAAATACAAAATTGATGATTATCACGATGCTGTTTTTTACTTCGAGTTTGATGGTGATTTAAGCAAGCAAGATGAATTAGATCTTGATGCTGCATGGAGAGATTTCTGCAGCAAGAATGTTTGAAAAAAACCACGAATCTATAAAAGTAGATATGATTGTTAAATACAACCATATCTAATGAAAGATTAATCAAATAAAAGAAAGGTCTCTGATTGTAGAATTTGGGTTAATTTATGTGATGGGTATTCTTCTTTTAATCGTTCCCAAAGAGGGTGAAATCGATTTGTATATAATTGATCAATATTAATAGATTGTATCTCCTTACTTTCGGAGAGAAGTTTCAATAACTCTTCATTTTCATTATTGCTTTCATTTTCTTTGTTAAATACGAAATATTTACCATTATTTTGTAATTGATTCAATGAGATAAGCATAAGATACCTATAAGTTAATTTAAAGTTGAAGATTATACTCAATTTTACTATTTTAGAATCTATTAGACTTTAAGATGATTGTTAGGAGTTTTTCAATTCTTATACAGCTAAGTATTAGGACATCACAGGCTAATTCACTTATAAAAGTATTGCTAATAGTAGCGGTGATTTTAATACTTTAGGCTCGCAATTAAAGCCTATTTAAAATAAAATAATTTGTTCAATAATCATAAGCTTGGTAAATATATGTTCCTTCAGCATGAAAATTATTTCATTAATAAAGACAAGATTCGTTATTTTCACATCGATGTAGATAATCTTAAAGTAACAGTAAACTTTTCAAAAGATGAGTTTTATATAGCAGAATTCAAAGATAGACGTGATCTTGATTACTTTATTGCCCAACTACGTAAACAATAAATCTACTAACCGCCTTCGAGCGGTTTTTTTATGGAAGAGATATGGACGATAAAGAATACTTTTGGTTTACAAGAAAAAAAGAGCCCAAAACTAAACCCAAAAGTAGACCTTTGCCTAAAGCTACACAGAAGTACCTAGAGGCAGAAGAAGAACTTAGTGAAGTTTTAGATAATCTGGGAATTAAGTATGAAAAGAAATTCCAGTTTAAGTCTACAAAGCATTGGCGTTTTGATTTTCATTTAATTGAACATCGTATTTTAGTTGAAATTGCTGGTGGCCCTTGGTCTGGCGGTCGTAAGGGCAAGCTTAGAAATAAAGCTTGGAGTCTTGATCGTTACGATGTGGCTGAAGAGATGGGCTACACCGTAGTTCGCATTGAGACAGCGGCAAGGCATCGGATAGATGAGTCTGGACCGCCACAGATGCGAAAAGATTACGCTAGCCAATGGCTTAAGAATTTGAAGAGGCAAATATTTAATGGATCAGATCAGACCATTCCCACCAACGGACTTTATTGATCAGGCTGAAGAAGAGGAAGCAATCCGTATAATTCCAGCACCGGATTTAAAGAAGTGGGTTGTTTCTAATTATTTAAAAATTGGTGGGCCTCTTCATAACCCGGATCATGACCATATTGCAGAGCTATTGCATGATAATGAAGAGTTCTTAGCATTTGCTTGGGCTTCAACTGCATTTAAAAGTAAACAGACTATGGTTTTAGGCCAGTGCGAAAAAGTTATGTTTAATGTTGGTGGCTGGAAGAAAGCACGCCAGGAACAACAAATGCGCGATTGGTTCGGGGCTGTTCCAACATACTTAATTACAGTCGATGCTTCTTTTTGCGAGCGGGCCAATGATACTGAGTTCTGCTATTTGATAGAGCACGAGTTGTATCACATTGGCGTTGTGAAAGATGAAGATGGCGAAATCCTTTATAGCGACAATACGGGTTTACCTAAGCACTATCTTGCTGGTCACGATGTTGAAGAGTTCATTGGTGTAGTTAAACGTTATGGACCAAGCAAGAACGTTAAGCGACTAATTGAGGTCGCCAAGAATCCGCCGTTTGTTTCGGATCTAGATATTTCAAGATGCTGCGGAAACTGTGTAATCAATTGAGCCTTGCGGCTCTTTTTTTTGACCTGTTTGCTGTACGTAGCTGTACGAAGGGGAAATTATGGCAGCACTAAAAGAGCCTGTGAAAATATATATTGTTCAAGCTCTTGCATGCCGTGATACCCCTCAAGAAGTGGTTGAGCAGGTCAAGCAAGAGTTTGGTGTTGATATTAGTCGTAGCCAATGCGAATGCTATGACCCAACTAAATATTCTGGCAGAAACTTAAGTAAGAAATTTGTTGAGCTTTTTGAATCAACCAGAGTGAGATTTGATGAAGGCTTAATTGATATTCCTATTGCAAATAAGTATTACCGTCTTAAGCAATACCAAAGACAGCTTGATAGAACTAGAAACGTAAAAACAGCGCTAAAAATTCTAGAGCAGGCTGCAAAAGACATTGGTGGACAATTTACCAACCGCCAAGAAATAACAGGCAAGGACGGCGGACCAGTTCAAACTGTTAATTCAGATGTGCCTGTTCCAATGGAAGAGTATTTAAAAGCGCGGAGGGAGGTCTTAGATGAGTACTGATGCGGCTCGGGATAAAGCCATCCGGATCGAGGCGCAAGAAGATTTATATTTCTTCACTAGGTACATGTTTAAGGAGCGCCGCAATTACAAATGGATGCAGAACTGGCACCACTTAGAAATCTGTGAAGCTTTGATGAAAGTTTATCGTGGTGAAACAAAGCGTTTAATTATTAACGTTCCACCTCGATATTCAAAAACTGAAATTGCCGTAATTAATTTTATGGCTTGGTGTTTTGGAAAAAATCCTGATTCAGAGTTTATTCATATCAGTTATTCGGCAATGCTTGCTGCAAATAACGCATTTCAGACTCGCAATATGGTTCAAGAGGAGGCTTATAAAAAGGTATTTCCTGATCTTAAATTGCGTGATGATAGTAAAGCTAAGGATTTCTGGCGTACAGCTGCAGGTGGTGTCTGCTATGCGACTGGTACAGGCGGTACCATTACCGGTTTCGGTGCAGGCAAAATGCGTGAAGGCTTTGGTGGGTGCATCATTATTGATGACCCGCATAAGGCCGATGAAGCCAAATCAAAAACTATCCGTGAAGGTGTAATTGACTGGTTCCAAAATACACTCGAGTCTCGTACTAACTCACCTGATACGCCGATTATTGTCATTATGCAGCGATTGCATGAAGACGATTTGGCTGGTTGGTTATTAGGGAAAAGAGAAGACGGTTTACCAGCTGAGGGCGGTAACGGTGAGGTGTGGGATCATCTTTGCCTTTCAGCAATTCAAGAGGATGGTTCTGCTTTATGGCCAGCTAAACATAATATTCAAAAGTTGCAGCAAATGGAGAAAGCTGCACCGTATGTTTTTGCCGGGCAATACCGTCAAATGCCTTCACCGCCAGCTGGCGGTTTTTTTAAGCCTGACAATATTGAAATTGTTGATGCTTTACCTGCTGATATTGTGAAGCAAGTTAGAGCTTGGGACTTTGGTGCAACTGAGAATGAAGGCGACTTTACAGCAGGTGTGAGAGAAGCTTTAGGTGCAGATGGCTTGACCTATATTGTCGATGTAACCAAAGGGCAACTTGGTCCAGACAACGTCAATAAACGCTTAAAACAAGTCACAGAGTTAGACGGGATGGGCGTATCGGTAAGGATCCCTCAAGATCCTGGGCAAGCAGGTAAATCACAAGCCAGTTCATTCGTAAAGCTTCTTGCAGGATATGACGTCAAAGCTAAACCTGTTTCGGGTGACAAACTCACACGAGCACAGCCTTTTGCGGCTCAAGTTAACGTGGGTAACGTCAGAATTCTGAGAGGTGATTGGAATAAAGACTTTATTGAAGAGCTTCGAAACTTTCCGAATGGAACGCATGACGACCAGGTTGATGCTGGTTCGGATGCATTTAATGAATTGAATGGAGGTTTTGAAGCCTTCTTTGCTGATATGGGATTTGCTCGATGAGTGACGTAACTTTTAAACATCCTGAATATGTTAAAAACTTGCCATACTGGCAGAAGCTAGATGATGTTTGTGAAGGTGAGGATGCGGTTAAGGCAAAAGGTGAAAAATATCTACCTAAGCCTAATGCACATGACAAAACGCCAGCAAATAAGAGTGCTTATTTAGCTTATTTGATACGTGCTGTGTTTTATGAAGTTACAGGTACAACGTCAAACAGTTTAGTGGGTGCTGCATTTGCCACAGATCCAAGCTTTAAGTTTCCATCCCAGCTCGCTCATTTAGAGCGTAATGCTAATGGCGCAGGCTTAAGCGCTTATCAATTGGCACAGACGGGTATTCGACACTTATTAAAGCATTACAGATGCGCCTTATATGTTGACTACCCAGCAGTTACACCGGCACGAAATCTTGCAGAGTTTAAACAGCAAAAAGCCTATCCGATGATTCACTTATTGAATGCTATTGATGTAATCAATTGGGATTCAATGATGATTGATAACCAGAAAAAGCTTTGCTTGGTAGTTATCCGTGAATTTACTTCTGAACGTGGGAATGATGGCTTTAGTAAAACAGACGTGGAGCAATACCGGGTTCTTCGTTTAGAACCTGATAGTGAAGGAAATTACATCTATACGGTTCAGGTTTATACCAAAGGGGATAAAGATACTTGGGTGGGGGGAGAAAAGAAGTCACCAACTGATTATAACGGTGATACCTGGTCATATATTCCTTTCACTTTTGTGGGGGCTATTGATAACTCCGAAGAGATTAAGAAGCCTCCATTGCTCCCATTAGCTAATCTTAATTTGGCTCATTATAGAGATAGTGCGGACTTTCAAGAGTCCGTTTTTTATATGGGCCAACCACAGTTTTATGCAAAGGGAGTCAATTGGGCTTGGTACGACGAGGCCAAAAAGCGTGGCATTTATATCGGTGCAAAAGTTCTATTACCTTTACCTGAGAACGGTGATTTGGGGATTGTACAAGCTGATCCAAACACTTTAGCTCGGGAAGCAATGAATGATAAATGGGAACAGATGAAGGAGATGGGGGCGCGTTTAATTGAAAAGGGTTCAGCAGGGAAAAAGACTGCTACTGAATCAAATAGTGATGACGCCGTGCAGCATTCCGTTCTTTCACTTTGTGTTGTGAATATGAATGAAGCTTTTTCAATGGCTTTAAGATGGGCAGCTAAGTTTGTAACGCCTAATGTTGATGTTTTGACTAAAGATGAACTGATGTTCGAAATCAGTCAGGAATTCAATAAACAAGGATATCAAGCTGAACTAGCTCGACAATTATATGAGGCAGCTTTACAAGGCCGCTCTTCATTTAAATCTTGGTGGGAATATAACCAAACTGGAATGTTCCCAAAACAAAAATATAAAGAAGAGCTGGAAAACATTGAAGGCGAAAAAGACGGAACAGTGAATCTATAGGTAGGGTGATATGGCTAAAGATAATAAAAATCTTTTGGAGGTACTCACTCAACATCAGGCTTATCTTTATCGTGCTTCTTCGCAATCAGTAAATGAATTATTGGGTTTATTCAATAATGATACGAATGCAATGCTTTCAAAGCTTCGCGATTTATTGGATGAACTTAGTGATTCAGAAAAGATTGCTTTAGCTGGAGGCAAATACACAACTCCAAACCATAAGGAAATAAGAGATTTAATTTCTCAATGGTTTAGTAGTGTAAATACCAGCTTACCTGAAGCATTCGCCGTTTCAGCTACAGCGATGGCCGTTTATGAAGCAAACTACATAGCAAAATTATACGGCGCAAAGATTAGTAAGCCTGATGGTGAAAAACTGTTTTCAGCAGCAAAAAAAGTTCCCTTGGCTGGTGGTGCTTTAGTTGATGATCTTTTATCAAGAATTGCAGAAAGTGCTCGCCAGAAAGTTGAATACGCGATTCGTGATGGAATCAGCACAGGTAAAACAAACCAAGAAATTATTCAGCGTATTCGCGGTACCAAACGCCTTAATTTCGAAGATGGTCTTTTAAACAGCACTAAATCTGATATTGACCGGACTGTTCGAACTATACGAAGCCATGTGGCTAATCAAGCCTATCTAGACAGCTATAAGAAAATTGGCTTTGAATATGTTCGATTTGTTAGTGTCTTGGATGGTAGGACCTCAAAGCTATGTGCGTCATTGGATGGAACAATATGGAAAATTAACGACCCATCTAAACGTGTACCGCCGTTACATCCACATTGCCGAAGCATTTTGGTACCAGTTGATAAAGATGGTCGCCTTGCTGGAGAGCGTCCGTTTGTCATGGACGAACGACCAGTGAAAGACATCCCCAAAGATGAGCGCAGTCAGTTAATCGGGCAACTGGACGCAAACACCACATTTAAAGAGTTCTTCAAAAAGACTGATGACTTTTTCCAAAAAGAGTGGCTTGGGCCAAAGAGGTACAAACTTTATAAAGAAGGGAAGTTTGATTTTGATAAATTTTATGATCCGGAGGGAAAATTATACACTTTAGAGGAGTTAAAGATTCTAGATGAAAAAATAACTAATATATGAATCTTGCCTTAAAAGTGATAATTATATATTTTATAATTTATTTAATTGTTTGGTGCTTTATATAATGAAAAAGCTTGAAGAAATATCCAGAAATAATAAATTGCTCAGAGAAATAATTATTTCTGAATTTATTATTGTATCAATTATTTATCTAGTCGTAATATCGATGACGTACTATTTGGAAGGAGTGAAAGGTATTGATAAATTAATTAATTCATCAAATGACCAGTTTGGTTTAACGCCTATAATTGCAACCGTAATTAATTTTGTAATTGGTTTAGTTTTTTTAATTCTTTATCGTTATTTTAACTTTGCATTTAAAAGCACCTTAATGGGGGTATCTGAGGCACTTCTAGATACATTCACAACATTATTTAGACTTTCTGGTGGTATTTTAATTGGTTTTGCAATTATCTATTTTTTAGAAGTTAGATATGAACACATATTAATCGTGTTTTTAATATATGGAATAATTTCCGTCTTTAATTCATCTTTTTTAGTATTTTTCAAAAGAAAGATGTATCAAAAGCCAGATAGGGAATTAAAAAGAATGCCCTATTAAATCTTATTTAAATTAAAGCCCTATTACATATAGGGCTTTTTTTATGCCTGCCGAAAGTGGATGCAGACGGCGAATCCGGGTGGATGCCCATTTTGAAAATATAGGTTGGATGACCCATGAAACTTAAAACAGTAACGATCGACGGTAAGGTATATGCGGAAGTAGAAGGTGATAAACCTATCTATATTCATGATGATGGCAAAGAAATGCCACATGATGCAGTTCACTCTGTAGCAACTATTGCACGTTTAAACAATGAAGCAAAAACGAACCGTGAAGCGAAAGAAGCGGCAGAAAAGGCCCTTAAAGCTTTTGAAGGAATCGAAGATCCTACAGCAGCTAAGAAAGCGATTCAGACAATGCAAAATCTTGACGATAAAAAGCTGGTGGATGCTGGCGAAGTTGAGAAAGTGAAAGCTGAAGCTATCAAAGCAGTTGAAGAAAAATATGCTCCTATTGTTGAGCAACGTGATGCTCTAGAAGCTCAATTGCATGGTGAGCTTATTGGCGGTGGTTTTGCTCGTTCTAAGTACATTCAAGACAACATTGCAGTACCAGTTGATATGGTTCAAGCGACCTTTGGTCAGCACTTCAAAATCGAAGAAGGTAAAGTGGTTGCTTACGATCAAAAAGGGGAGAAAATTTATTCCCGTCTGCGCCCTGGTGAACTTGCAAATGTTGATGAAGCTTTAGAGTCCTTGGTTGGTGGATACCAGCATAAAGACTTAATCCTTAAAGGTGGTAAAGGAAATGGCGGTGGTTTCCAAAGTGGGGGCAAAGGTGGAGCACCTGCAGGTATGAAGCGAAGCGAGATGTCAGTATCTCAAAGAGCCGATTACATCAAAGAACATGGCCAAGAATCCTTCCTAAAACTACCAAACTAATTATTAAACATTTGGAGATAAGTCGTTATGACTACAACAGTTAATTCAGACATGATCATCTACAACCAATTGGCGCAAACTGCTTATTTAGAGCGTTTGCAGGACAATTTGAATGTCTTTAACGAGGCATCAGCTGGAGCGATTGTTTATCGCAATGAAATCATTGAAGGTGATTTTAGCAAAGATTCCTTTTACCGAGTGGGGGGCAGCATCAAACATCGTGATGTGAACTCAAATGCTAAAGTTAACCCTGAAAAAATTGGTGCTGGTGAATCTGTAGGGGTGAAAATTCCCTATAAATATGGTCCTTATGCTTCTACTGAAGAGGCATTCAAGCGCCGTGCTCGTACACCTGAAGAGTTTGCAATGATTCTTGGCTATGATTTGGCTGATGCTTTAGTTGCAGGACGTTTACAGTACAGCTTGGCTTCATTAAAAGCAGCGATTACAAGCAATCCTGAAATGGTTGCAAAAGGCAGTATCGCAGTAGATGGTCGTAAAGCTTTAACCAAAGGGATGCGTAAGTTTGGCGATAAGTTTGGCCGTATTAGTTTGTGGGTAATGAACTCAGACACCTATTTCGATATTGTTGATGATGCAATTACTAAACAGATTTACGGTGAATCTGAAATCGTTATCTATGGAGGTTTACCTGGTACTTTAGGTAAGCCTGTACTGGTTACTGATGCCGTAGGTGATGATGATGCATTTGGTTTGCAAGTGGGAGCTGTTACTGTTACCGAATCACAAGTACCAGGCTTCCGAGCTTACGACATTAATGATGAAGAAAACTTAGGAATTGGTATGCGTGCTGAAGGTACCTTTAACATGGATCTTCTTGGTTATAGCTGGGATACAACCAAAGGTATTAATCCTGATCTTTCTTTACTGGGTTCAAGTGCAAACTGGCTGAAACATGCGACCAGCAACAAAATGACGGCTGGTACATTGTTAGATTTGTCTGGTACTCCTTAATACTTTAAACATCTAATTATATTGGAGGGCTATTAAGCCCTCTTTTTTATTATTAAGAGAAGAGCATCATGAAATTAATCTATACACGAGTTGCCGCAGCAGCAGCTTTAGAAGTAGGCACAATTGCAAACCCTGATTATTATGAATATCCAAATCGTAGTGCTGAAGAAGTAATCATTTATGGAGATTATCCAAAAATCCAAAATGACTATGAAGCTTTGGATATTCCAGTTGAAGTTCGCAAATTGGAAGAGGCTACAAAAACGACTTTGGCCACAGTAAATGTCGCGGTGGGAATTACTCCAGAGCTGCAAGAAGTCATTGATCAAGCAAAAGCTGACTGTGAGAAAGTTGTTGAGGAAAACGGGCAACTTAAACAGAAAATCGAAATCTTGGAACAGGCAAGTGGTGATAGTTCAGAATTAATTTCTGAAAACTCACGTTTAAAAGATGTTGTACTCCAAGCTGACAATGCAACTAAAGCAGCTGAAGGAAAGGTAGTCAGTATTCAAGCAGAATTTGATGCTTTCAAAAATGATATTGCTGCTATGCAAGCGCGTATTGCTGAATTAGAAGCTGGAAAAGCGGCACAAAATCCAGCAACTGAAATGGCGACAAATGATTTTGAAAGTTGGTCTAACGATCAATTAAAAGAATATTTGGCAAGTAAAGACATTGGCTACAAACCATCTGCAACAAAACCAGAACTACTTAAGTTGATCCCAAAGGAATAATGAAATGAGCTTTATTACTGTAGATGACGCAAATTCAATTTTGGGCAGCGATTTTGCGCCAGACAGTGATAAAGCTCGTCTGGTTCAACTTGCAAATGTCTGGATGAAAAAACGTATTGGATTTGTGCCGGATCCTATAGATTCACTTCTTAAAGATGCTGCTTGTGAAATCGTTAAAGGTATTCTGGCCAAAGTAATTTATAACGGCAAAGAGCAGCTGCTTAAACGAAAGAAAGTTAAAGCTGATTCAGTCGAATCTGAAAAAGAGTATCAAGAAGGTACTGAAGCAATTTCTAGCTTTGAACAGATAGCAATTGATTATATTGATTCGCTTGATTTGAAAGATCCTATTGCAAGTTTTAATGGCTTCGGCATTCCACTCTACAGGGCATAAATAATGGGCTTACGCGATGAACTTCAGGCAGATCTTGCTGAAGCATTTAATGAAGATCTGGAGGACACCGTTCATTCTTTTACATGTGAGCGGATTTCTAAAACGAATTGGGATCCTAAGACAGAAACTCATGTTGAAGTTAAAGAAAACTATACTGGTCGTGGTGTTCTGTTTGGATCATACAGTCAATATGAGATTCAGACACTTGGAGTACTAGCCACAGATAAAAAAGCGACTGTGCTTCAAAATGAAGTGACAATGGACCCTAAAATTGAGGATGAATGGGTAACAGCCTTAGGCTCATTTAGAGTTATTCATATTCAGCAGGATCCTATCTCTACTATTTGGAAATGCCAGTTGAGGAAGGTTTAAATACTTGGTCTAATATCCTTCTAAAATAGGAGGGTATATGGTTAAAAATGATTTAAAAGTAAAAATAAGAAGGATCTGGAAATGGACTTTTATTGGAATAATAATTTTTTTAGTAATCTCCTTCTTTCTGAAAAGTTCATACCCAATTACCCACTATAAATTCAATTTATCTGATGCTTATGAAGTTCTAAAAGATACTTTAACTTTAGCTGCTGGCTTTTTAGCTCCTGTTGCTGCATTTGTTCTTTTTAGTGACTGGAGAGAGCAACATGTATTAGTAAATAATGAAAAAATAAGTAAGGAAATTTTAAATATTTTAGATGAGTTTTATGAGTTCTATAATTTACATTTTGGATATGTGCTAGAAAATGATGAGTTTTATAAAAAGCAGTATTTGTATTTCCAGAAGATAAATTATTTAGCTGAAAAAAAAGCTGAAATAAATGCAAAAGATCAAGTTGCTAAAGATTTCCTTGTTCAGCTAAAAGAAATTCAAATACTTTTACCAACTTACTGGATTTTATTCACTGAAGAAGTGAGGGCGTATCAAGATTTTCAAAAATTTCATGAACCCCAGACAGTTCTAGCTAAAGGTCTTTCGGATAGTTATAGCAATAAACATATTAATGCTCAAAGTAAAAAGTTTAATGTACAAAAAGAGATTATTGAAAAAAGAAATAAGTTATCAATTTTATATGTATGAAAATCTTATTTTTAACCCACTTCGGTGGGTTTTTTAATGGGTGCGAGTTAGGAGGGTAGATGATAAGCACAGATTATGTGCCTTTATGGCATATCTCACCATTTCAACATGTTCAATACACAGTTGCTAGAAATCAAATGCATATGGATCTGTTATTTGAGGACATGAATAAGGTTGACCCGTTTATGTCTGTAGAAGGCGCAGCGGCTCAAGTCAGTTACTATTCCGATGGTGCCTATGCAGTTGTTCAGTTGGGCGATACCTCAGAAAGAAAATTGATAGAGATCTATGGTTTGCTTTTACATGAAGCTGTTCATGTTTGGCAGAAGGTTAAGAAGCTCATGGGAGAAAAAGAGCCTAGCTCAGAATTTGAAGCTTATTCAATTCAAGCGATCGCTCAAGACCTTTTTAAAATGTATGAAGAAAGCGAGGTGAATAATGGGATGGGAGGGGAAAAGGCCAACTGAATTTAGTTTTGAGGTGGCCAAAACAGCAGAGGAAAAGGTAAAGAAAATTACCATGGATGCTGTTCAGTCTTTAGTTGTTTCAAGTCCTGTTGATACTGGCGCTTATCGTGCTTCTCATATTGTTTCAATTGGATCTGGTGACTATGGTGTACGTGGACCTGAAACAAACGCCGTGCAAGATGCAGCTATTCAAGCCGTTAAGTTTAAGCTGGGTAATTTGGTCTACATACAAAACAATAAAGCATATGCTGAGCGCTTAGAAGATGGTTGGTCTGATCAAGCACCGCAAGGTATTTACAAGACTACTTTTACTTATATTTCTCAAAAGTATGGTGGTTAAAATGGCAATGACTTTAGAGCAGACAAGGCAAGCTATTATCGATCATATGCAAAGCTTTAATGGTATTGCCCAGGACAGAATCCAGTATCCAAATGCTCCAGGCTTTACGGTTCCGAAGGAAGGCTTGTGGTGTCGCTTAACGATCGCTGGTGGACCTAGTTTTGTGTCTGGCGTTGCCGATAATCCTTGTACCCGCCGTACAGGAAATATTATGGTCCAGTGTTTTGCTCGACCTAATTCAGGCGTTATGGAAATCACTAAACTGAGTGACGCTTTGCTTGCCCATTTTGAATTTTACTCAATCGATCATCTTGAATGTTTACAAGGACAATCAATTTTTGTGGGGCAAGATGCTGACTTCATTCAGTATAATGTGACGATTGGTTATAAGGTGAATTGATATGTCCTGCATGCTGACTTTGGAAGAAATCGAATTTAAACGACAAGAGCTGGAGTGTCATTTAGAAAAAGTTATGTCTGTAGAGCTGAGTAAATGGCAAAGTGAAAATAAACTATGCGTTTCGGATGTGAATATTCGGTTAGCAAATGTGCATAACAAGGGGAAATCAAAACACAACGTCGTGACAGGCGTAAGTGTAGATCTAGATTACAAACCTTAAATTTAAGAATTACAAGACCGCCTTAGAGCGGTTTTTTTATGTCTTACTCACTGCCACCTCATCGGTGGTTTTTTTATTTTTACAGGAATCACTTATGAGCAATTTCGTTTTTAAGCGTGGTGACACTTTTAACTTGAATCTACAGTTGGTTGATATTGATGAGGCTTTGCAATATCCGCCCGATGATGTTCGCCGTGCCATTGATCTGACAGGCTACACGTTCACATCGCAAGTTAAATCATTAGTCGATGGTACTACGGTGGCTACATTGACTTGTGCACCATTAAGCCAGAGCACACAGAAAGGTTGGCTTAACGTGAAGTCAGCAAGCACAGCCGCATGGCCAGTAGGCTTATGCCAAATGGATATTAAAGCGGTCGTGAGCGGCAATATTCAACATACCGAAACTTTGACTTTCCAAGTGATTGACGGGGTAACAGCATAATGGCAAATCTTGTATTTAAATTTAATTGGGACCATCGACCGTTCCAGTTGAACTCTGCCCAAGGTAAGCGGCAATTCATGCTGCCTTTCGCTTCAGGCATTCCCAATTTGGCTCCTAACTTTTCTCAAGTAGTTGGTACAGCAGCAATCTCTCAAGGTGGTACCGGAGCAACAACTGCAGCAGATGCTCGATCAAACCTCGGAGCAGCTGAAAAAGGGGTGAATAGTGATATCACTGAGATCAAAGGCTTAACTACGGTGCTTTCGATTGCACAGGGAGGTACAGGCGGCAATACAGCTATTAATGCCAAAGTTGCTTTAGGTTTAGGTGATGCAGGTGTTTTGGGTTATTCAGCAAACGTTGTTGCTTCTCTTTTTGATAAATCACTAGTTTCACAATGGGTAACGGTTCTGGGCCTAAATCGTTTAGTGAACATTTCCCATGGTGATTGGCAAGGTGGAAGTACATCTAATCCTCTATTAATGCCTATGCGTTACGGAACCCTTATGGGTTACCAAGCGAATGATTCAATCGGCACTTATTCATGGCAACTCTTCAAAGGTGTGCAAGGGCACCAAATGTCATATCGATATGGTGCTGGATCTGATGCTTGGTCAGCATGGGGGCATTTAAAGACCAGCTTCAATACATCAGTTGATGCAAATGGATTCTTAAAATCAGCCTCACCAGTAGTTAAGTTATTTAACGACCATATCGAGCTTAATAGTGATGCAGAAAAACAGCCAATCGAATTTAAGAAAGTCGATGTAGGCGATTATTTACTTAAGGGCTCTTTAGGCTTTGCCCAGGAAGGCTGGTATATCGAAGTACCTAAAGACGCAAACGGTAATACAATTGTCGCTGTGGTTTATGACACATTAGAAAATGGTGACATCTCGATCAAGACCTACAAGCGTAAATTTGATTTTGAACTTGCTGCAGTAGTTGCGGATTTAGAAACACCTATGGATATTCCAGAAGCTCGTTGGGTTGATATTCGTTTACATGAGGAGCCTGAACCAGAGCCTGAGCCTCCTAAAACTGAAACGCCTTTTGAATTTCAGCCAACAAATTTATCCGAAGCAGTAGCTGCTGCCATGGTTGGTATAGCACCGCCAGAACTCTCAGAAGAAACCCAGTAAAGACCCGCTAATTTAGCGGGTTTTTTTTACGCCCACAGTTTTTAACGACCCGCTCATGAAGCGGGTTTTTTTATGCCTAAATTTTGGAGAACTATAAATGAGTTCAGGCGCAAAAATTCGATTATATGCTTGTGAAGAAGCAGTTTTAGGAACAACTCCAGCAAATCCAATTTGGTACACAGTTCGCCGTGTAACTGATGGCTTATCAGAAAACGTCTCTACTGAAGAAAGCAGCGAAGTGGTTGATTCACGCTATCGTCAAGGTGGGGTAGTAACTGAAGCTGAAGTAGCTGGTCAGTTAGAGTTTGAATTGTCACTTGGTACCTTTGATTTATTCTTAAGTGCTTTAGCTTTCAATAACTGGGCAACAAACAGCTTAACTATTGGCGGTACTGTCCGTAAGTCATTAACGCTAGTTAAAGTTTTTGAAGATGTAGGACAGGTATTTATCTACCGTGGTGTTCAGGTAAATACTGGTGAAATCACTATTCAAACTACTGGCAAAATCACTGGTAACTTTGGTTTAGTAGGCAGCTCATTCACACGACAAACTACAAACCCAGTTGTTAATCCGGTAGCTGCGTCAACTCGACCACTGGTCAGCATGCCAAACGTTGAAAACTTGCTAATTAATGGCCAGTCTATTCAAGGTAAAGCGTGTATGCAGTCACTTACGCTTTCTATTAATAACAACCTTGAAGCGATTCGTTGTATTGGATCTGGTAAATATACTCCAGAGTTCTACTTAGAGAAGATGATGGATATTGAAGCGAATGCTTCATTCATGTTCTCGACTACAGCAGCAGGTTGGATTGATGCTATCAAAACCCGTGATGTATTCACTCTGACTTTCGATATTAAAGATAGTAAGGGGAGTAAATACTCGTTCAACTTCCCTCAGTTAGAGGTGATGGAAGCCAATCACCCTGACGGTGGTGGTGACGACATCATTACTGTAGATATCAACTTTGCTCAAGTACGAACTGCTCCAACGATTGTGCGTGCTCTTGTGTAAATCAAATTAATAAACCTTAGAGCCTATGGAATCCCATGGGCTTTTTTATTTTCTAAATTTTCGAGGTAGGTATGGCTTTAAAAGTTGGAATTGTACGAAGTTCAGAAGTATCGAAGTGGTGTACGTGTGAAACTGCAGGTGGACAAGCAGAGTTTAAAATTCGTGGTATTGGCTATAAACCTTTCCAAGTTGCTTTAGAAAAAGCAGGCAATCAAATTTCATCAAAAGGCTATGATGTCATGGCAAAAGATGAAAACGGAAAGCTTTACCATGAGCTCTTATTGGATGCAGCTGGAGCACATTTAATTGAAGATTGGAAGGGCGTAGTTTTTGCTGAAGTAGAAGGTTACGATACAGTTGAAACTGAGCAACCTTATACACCTGAGAATGCATCTAAGTTGCTTAACCTTGGTGATATTGGTCTATTGATCTGGACATTCATTAAAGAGCAGGCCCAAAAGATTCAGGAAGATGCCGATAAGGACAAAGCTACCATTTTGGGAAAGTCATCGAACTCTACAAGTACCAAAAGACCTATGCGTCAAAAACGCCGCACGAAATCGAACAAATCAAGTTCTTAGGTGGACATGTTCCAGATCCACCAGAATATTCTTATGCGGCTGACTCAATTCTTGCGGCATTTAGCACGATTATTAGATCTAGACGATATGAGCAGGGTGTACCGTTATCTTTAGATCAGCAGGCTATCAATGTTTATGCTGAGAATAATGATTTGCCTGTTGATGCTCATATCTTTAGCGACTGTATTTTTGCTTTGGATAATCTGTATATTGAGGAAATACTCAAAAAATTCAAACGTATTCATAAAAATTAAATGTACAATTAAGTGTAGCGATATGTAATTTTAGAAAGGAGTTAAATTAGTTGAACCCTCGTCTACACATTCAGTCTTCAGTGATTGTTGACACCTTATTGAAGAACAGTATTGCAATTTCGTCATAAGTTGTATATTGACGTCAGCGAAGGTAGTAGATATATTTGCGGGTAACCCTATTAGTATAAACTAACTAGGGTATTTTTATTATATAAATATTGATTTTTTGATATCTTTAAATTAGAAATTTTATTAAATTTCATATGATTAGATATCTTATTTTAGAAGTTTTTCAAAGGTAAAAGTATGTCATCTAGTCCATTGGTTGAGGTGGTTTTTGAAATTAGATTTAAGCCGCAAAGTAATTTTGCTACTGAATTGCTGATTTCTTTAAACCAAGTATTTTCTAACCATTTAGACATTGTTCAACAAGATGGCTTACAATTTCCAATTGATTTAAAAAATCAGCAACCTGATTTACATTATGTTCCATCCTACAAAGTCAATTTTCCAGATTTTTCGTTGCTCATTTCTGATGGTTCATTTGTTGTACTAAAGCATACAATTGATGTACCTTATGATGGATGGGTCAATTTTAGAAATATTCCAATCAGAATTTTGCAAATTTTGAAAATTAAAAATAAAATTGCAGATATTCAACGATATTCAATAAAGTATACTAATTTGATTCAAGATCATGAAAACTTTAAAAATTTGAATTTAACGATTTATCTTGGCTCTGAGAAGCTTGAAGGCAATAAAAAGTTTTCATTAAGAACTGAAGAGAAAGAAGGTAATTTTGCTATTTTGAATGAAGTCTCTTCCCATGTGGATATGGAAGTTTCAAATGATATAGATAATACACAAAGAGTTTACTCAGGAATATTATTAGTTATTGACATTATTAATACTCAAGGTATAAAAAATATTAATGATGTTGATAATGAGTTTTCTGAAACTTTAGATGCACTTCATGAGATAGCTTTACAAAAATATTCTAATATTTTTAATGAAGGGTAAAGGAGAGAAGTTATGAGTAGTTTAAAACTTAATAGATCTGTAGCTCCGACTTTAACTGGTGTTATTATTGCTACTGCGTTGGGCAGTTTCTCTATAGCAGACAAGATTAATAATTTTTATACACCCAATGTTCATGAATTAACGCAGAACACTGCGCATTTGAGTAATAGATTTATTACTGAAACTTTTACCTCGGTAGATGTGAGAGAAACGAATTTAAATGAGTCATTAGACAATATGTTAATAGATTTATTTGAGAAAATTTCGTTAAATGCTAAACCCTTAGAAGAAGATCTTGCAAAACTTCTTTCTGAAAACTTTATTGATTTATTTTAAATTTTTTTAAGGGTCTTGGTGTGAGTGTTGCTGAAAATTTTACAGATTTATTACCTAACTATTTAAGTGATGCTACAAGAAAAACACTTGAATTTAATTTAAAAGATTTTTCGACTAATCAAAGGATTACTCAAGACCCGTTTACTTCTTTTAAAAATGATTTCTTTTTACAAGGGGATATTGTTAGTAATGTTCCATATCCTTATTGGGAAGGTGATCAATTTAAAACAACATCTGCACCACGCTGTATTATCCTTAGTAATACTTGCGATATAGATGAAAGAAATTCAAGAAGCATACCTATGGATTGTATACTTGCACCTATAATCAGTGTAGAAAAATATGAAAAACGTATGTTAGCAAATGGATATGGTACAGAAAGAGTTGATCAATTTCTTTTAAATGTTAAGAAATATCAAACTACTAATTTATTTCATTTACCCATTAATGAGAATGGTGAATATGAGCCTCATGGTAAGGGTTATATCGTAGCTTTGGATAAAGCTTTTTCCTTACCAAGAAGTTTATTAAATGTGAAACAGCATTTAAAGTCTTTGAATCAGTTTTTCTCATATTTGTTTACTTTTCACTTATCACTACATTTATGTCGATTTCACGATAAAGTAGATCGCAATACGAATGTCTGTTATTAGTTTTTTTAAATTAAACCACCTTAGGGTGGTTTTTTAATATCTATCTTTTCCTAATATATGGTTTTGTGTAAGATACAAACTATAAATAATTAATTTTAATAACTTTATATTTGATCGGGGAAAGTATGTTTGAAAAGCTTTTAGATAAGTTGTGGGCATTAAATGATGTCTTTGAAGAATATCCCAAAGTCTTTTATTTAATGATGGTTTATCTAGTATTGATGGTTGCAGTGGTCTTTCTTTTCTTTTCGTGTTTAAAGTGGCTTGCGAACCTCCAAATCCTAAATACTTATCCTTTATATGAACTTATATTAAGAAACTTTGACACACTCCGCTGGGGAGTGGTTGTATTACCATTGCTTATTGCAGTTCATGGTTTCTTTGAAGTGATTGGGCTGCATGATCGTTTAAAAAAGAGAAGATACGGAAGATGAGAAATTCAACTTTTTTATCTTCCTGTTTGGTGATCTCTTTAACTTTAGTTAGCTGCACTAAACAAGTGGAAAATAAGTCACTTCCACCTTCAGTTGAAGCGCAATTCATGAGTGCGGATCAACAAATAGGAAAGATGCTCGATGATTTAAATAGTCAAAATGTTCTACTCGATCAGAAGCGGGAGATATTGTGCAAGACCTATCCTGAGGTCTACAAAAAACAGTACATGCCAGCTCTACTTAAGCTTTCTCCTAAAGTATATACAAAGGAAGCTCTATTAAGAGATTATGAGGCTGTGATTAGTTTTTATAAAAAAACTTTTGTCGTTAATTGTGGTTGATTTTTATCACTTAAGGATTTAATAGTATATAGCTTACTTTAACAAGTATTCGACAATATCATTTTAAATTCTTACAGGTGAAAATTTGTGTCAAATCAAACAAAATTCATATTAGGTTCAGTAATTGTCATAATGTTTATTGCAGGTTCTAACTATTTTAAAGATTTAAATTTATTAAACTTCGGACAAAAAGCTGGGACCTCAGCCGGAAAAGAGATTAATAGAAACATGAATAACAATTAAACCACCTTCGGGTGGTTTTCCTTAATGTGACATTTAGTAACCAGTTTGTTAAAGTTGGTACACTTTATAACAAATGGTGAAATTCATGAAAAAATTATTGGCTGCGGGTTTATTAAGTCTTGGATTAGTTGGGTGCGCTACAACATCAGGGTTGGCTCCCAAAGTAACTACAAGCGGATTTGATGGGTCAAAAAGAGTTTCAATTGATGGTCACGGTGTTGCATGTGATCAAATGGCTTGTCCTTTAATAGGTGCAATTTGGTCAAGTAATAATCCAAATCTTGTAGGCTTAAAGATTTCAGTTATAAATACAATTGTTTCTATAAATTCAGTCGATTTAAATATAGATGGTGAAATAATTAAATTAAGAGAAAACACCTTAACAGATTTTTCAACTGGTACTTTATTAGAGTCTAGCAAAGTATTCGTTACTGATTTATCCGTAGTGGATAAAATTATTAATTCCAAAAAAGCTTGGATTCGAGTGAATACGAGCAAAGGATTAATAGAAAACCCTATTATTGATGGTACTAAAGATAGCAAGGCTTATCACGCTTTAAAGCGGTTTAAAGATCAAGTAAATACTGCTAAGTAATTTACTTATATATAAAACTTTGGATTGACTTAATAAATATTTAAGCAGCGTTTTTACAGAATTAAGGTGTTTATGAGAAATATTATTGCATGTTGTTTACTGGTTTATTGCCCATTAGTTAGCGCAGAAATACCTTTTGGTCTTAAAGCGGGAATGTCTTTAAATGAGATAAAGAAATTTGATGCTAAGCCAATAGAGCTGGGTGATGGAAATTTTATTATTAAAAATGTTCCAAAGCCATATGATGGTTTTAAAGATTATGTCGTCAAAGTTTCACCAGCGATAGGTTTGTGTAAGGTCGTAGGCTGGGGTAAGCCTGTAAAAACAAGTGTATATGGTGATGGACTATCTTCTGAATTCGATTCAGTTAAGAGTGGATTAACTACAAAATATGGTGCTCCAAATGGGGATTATAACTTCCTGAAAGCAAAAAGCATCTGGAGTCAACCAAATGAATGGATGATGGGGTTGTATAAGGAGGAGCGAATTTTAGCTGCGACTTGGGAGCCAAAAGAACCAAATGGTGTCAAAAATATCATGTTAAAAGCAAAAGCAAAAAGTACCAATGAAGGTTATATTACAGTTGCATATGAGTTTTTTAATACGGAATCTTGTTATAAAGAACAAAAAGTAAAAGACATAAGTGGTTTGTAACTGTATGTAAAAAAGCACCCTAGGGTGCTTTTTTATTTCATTCGATTGTTAGATTTCAGGTATCTACAAAACCAACCTCTGATCAATGCAAATTGCTCAATGATTGCCATATCAAATGGACATAGATTTCTAGCTCGACAAATTTGGCTTAACTGCCCAGCTTAGTAATTATATTAACTTAAACAGAACCCACTCACTGAGTGGGTTTTTTATTGCCTTGAGGAAAGTAAAATGGCACAAGAATCTCGTCTGGTCATTGTTATTGATTCACAGAATGCTGAACGTAATGTCAAAGCCTTAGCAGAAGAATTGTCAAAATTTACTGATCGAGGTGATTCCGCATCTAAATCATCGAAAGATATGGGGAAACAGCTTTCTGTTACCAATAACATTGTTCAAAACTTTAATACTACAGTTAATAATTCCAATACATCAGTTCAAAAAACGGTTGAAGTGACTAAGCAAGCAACTCAACAAAATCATAAATTTGCTCAAGAAATTAAAGCTACAACCAATGAGCTGGATAAACAGGATAAAGCGGCTAACTCATTCGGCACTTCAATTAAGGCTTTGGCTGGATATATGGCAGGCTTGGCTACGGTCAATGCTGCAATTGGTCAAATAGATGCATATACAGGACTACAAAACCGTTTAAAGCTAGTTACTGAAGACCAGACGGAGTTAAATAAGGCGACTGAAGATACATTCAGGATTGCTCAAAATACTTATTCAGCATGGGATTCTGTTTTGCAGGTTTATCAACGATTTAGCGACAATGCTAAAACTTTAAATTTAACCATGGATGATACAGCGCGTTTAACCGAAACGGTTTCAAAAGCTGTGGCGATTAGTGGCGCGAGTGCTTCCGCGGCAGATGCAGCATTAGTTCAATTCGGG